CATTTGTGCCGAACCAAATGGAACTTATGTTCCTCGCAATTTCTGCCACATTCTGAAGGATGTTGCTGATGGAAAGAGATCTAGAGTTCACCTATACATTCCGAGTGGTAAAGGTGCTGATAAAGCAAATGACTTGATTGATGCTTCAAAAGATGAACTTCTTGAACTTTGGGATGCTGTAAAACTTTGTGCTCTTAAATTGAGAGAAGATCGTAACTGGACTCCTTTTGAATTCGGTGTTCGTCCCTCTCAAATTGTGGATGTTGATCCCGATGGTGATGTTGTTTCCCTTGTATAGTTAAAGTTACTCACCTCCAAAGTGGATCTATAGTATAACCATTCAAACTAAAATGCTCTGGCAAGATCGCAACGGAACCTGGCACAGCACAGTTTCCCCGATTGATATGAAAATCGAACAAGCAATGATTCAAGCACGATTTGATAAAGAGTGGACTGAAAAAGAACGCTCAGGAGATTGGTTGTTTGATGAAATGTTTGGTGGTTGATTAACTGCCACTAGCACCCTCTACAGTCCTCTGTAAGGGTGCTATTCTTGTCTTTAGATACCAAACCACTGAGAACCATGAGTTACGTTCAAATCCCCGATTTTGTCTTCGACAGCATCATCAAGAACCTCCAGCAAGGTTATGATGTGTGTGTTGGAGTTGATTATTCCTCTGATGAAACTGAGAAGAGACCTGAGTATGCAACTGGTTACAGTCGTGCTACAATGAGAGGTGCGATTGAGCAACTGAAATACTACAAAGAACAGAGCAATTAAAGTTACTCACCTCCAAAGTGGACTTATAGTATGAGCACAAACATTATGCAAATCAAACCACGCCCCCATCAGGAACGCGGTGATGCTGCTATGCAACAGCACAACAAAGGTCAACTAATTTATCCTACGGGTGGTGGAAAGACACTGAATATGATTATGGATGCTGTGCGTGAGTTTTCTAAGCAAACTCCACAGACTATTGTTGTTGTTGCTCCCCGCATCTTGCTTGCTGAGCAACTCTCTAGCGAGTTTCTGGAGTTCATCACTAACGCTGAAGTCTTCCACGTTCACAGTGGCGAAACTCATCACGAGTCTTCTACTCGCCCCCGTGAGATTCGCAACTGGGTTGATGCTAATGCTGACAATCACAAACTGATTGTAACCACCTACAACTCTCTGTCGCGTCTTCAGGCAGCAGAGATTGATGTGGATACCATCTACTTTGATGAAGCACACAATAGCGTGAAGCGTAACTTCTTCCCTGCAACTGAGCACTTCTCTGCTAATGCACGTCGCTGCTACTTCTTTACTGCTACCAGGAAAACATCACTCACTCCTTCTAAACCTGGAATGAACGATGTTGATGTCTATGGTAACATCATCTGTCGGGTTTCTGCTCCAGAACTTGTTGATGGAGGATACATTATTGCTCCTAAAATTGTAGCGAAGAAGTTTGATGTGCTTGCTCCAAAGCAAGTAACTGCCGAGTGTGACAGTAGCAATCTAACCGAAACTCTTGATGACATTGATTGTAAGAAAATCTTGGTCTGTGTTAAGTCTGCGAAGCAACTTATCAACCTAATGTCACATACTGACTGTGCTGCTCAACTACATCAGCGTGGTTACTCTTACCTTTACATCACCTCAAAAACGGGAGCGATTATTGATGGTAAGAAAGTGAATCGTGAGGTGTTTTTTGACACTCTCAACGCTTGGGGTCGTGACCCTAATAAGAAGTTTGTTTGCCTCCATCGGAGTATTCTTTCGGAGGGAATCAATGTCAGCGAACTAGAGGCAGTGGTCTTTCTTCGCAATATGGATGTGATTGAGATGACTCAAACTATCGGTCGCGTTCTTCGCCTTGGTGGCAAAGAAAAGGTCTGGGGTTTGTGTGTAGTGCCCGTTTATTCTAAGGTTGGAGTATCCACAGAGCGAGCACTTCAGCGAGTTGTTGATGCTGTCTTTGAGAAGGGTGAAATGCTTGATAGTGTGGTGAGGCGGTGAGTTTCACCCCAGTCTCACTGAGAATCCAGTCTCCATCAGGGTTCAAACCCTGATTTTTTTGCGATTCTACCTGGAGGGTGTCATAGGTCATCCTCCGCAATAAAAACGACGATTTTTTGGAAAGTATAATGAAAGAAGGATTTATTGTGAGCAAAGGAACCTATTGTGCAGTCCCATTTGGCAATCAACTGATGATTATTCACAACGGTCAGCAACTCAAAGTGTGTAGGACTGAAGCATCAGCGAGGAAGTTTATTGATGATCACAAAAAAGGTAAGTCAGTAGCGAAACTTCCACTGAATTAAAGTTACTCACCTCTAAAGTGAATCTATGATGTAACCGCTATTGACAAGGGACCTAAGCATACGTTATAATGCTTATGTCCCTAACCAAGTTAAACACATGTCTTCGACTTTTATGACTTCGACTCTTTCTGCTGACATTCGTGACTTTTTCTCTGATACTAAAGTCGTTCAAGAGATTCGCCAAGAACTTAATCTGGAAATCTCTTATTGCCCTATTCTGCGAAACCTGAAGCGTGAAATCGCTGCAGGAGTTGCACCCAGTAAGAACATTAAGTTTTCTGATCTTGGTTCTGAGGATCGTAACGAGGTTTATGTCTATCTCGGACGTATTCTTGAGTCGGTTCTTACCTGCAAACTAGCAACTAAGTTTAATGTACTCAAAGATCGTACATCTGCAGGTGATGTTATCATTAACTCTCGCGTTTTTGAAATTAAAGGAACCAGTGGTAACAACTCTTGGACTGGATCCACTCATGCCTCCAAGAAAGAAGATGATTCGATTGATTTTATTGGCGTCAAATATGGTATCAATGAGGATGTGAATGTTTATGATGTTCTTGAGTTGAAATCTGATCTTATTTCTGAACTTTTCATCGGCGTGTTTGAGAATCTTAATTTCGTTCGTCGTGGTAGTGCAACTAAATCTAACTCCCGAACTTCCCTCTTGATTTCTGTAGCGGATTATGATAAAGTGAAGGAACAAGTGGCATGGGGAAACTTTCGTATTCCTCAGCGTCACGGAAAGTACCTACAGTTTGAAACCGCATGAATCAAGTTTTTCTATCTAATTGTATAGATGGAATGAAAAATCTGGAGGACGAAGTTATCGACTTGTGCGTAACTTCTCCTCCCTATGACGATTTGAGATCCTATAACGATAGTTCCTCTTGGAACTTTGAAAACTTTAAGAAAGTCGCTGAACAACTCTACCGAGTCATGAAGACTGGTGGGGTTGTTGTTTGGGTGGTTGGAGATGCTACTGTAAAGGGTAGCGAAACTGGTTCTAGTTTCCGTCAAGTTCTTCACTTTATGGATCTTGGATTTATTCTCCACGATACAATGATTTACGAAAAGAATGGAAGTCCATTTCCAGCAAAGCGTAACGGAAACCGATATTCTCAAGTATTTGAGTACATGTTTGTTCTTTCTAAAAAGACTAAACCAAAGACTGCAAATCTCCTATGCGATAAACCAAATCGTTGGGCAGGTTACACTCACTTTGGTTCTGGAACTATTCGCAAAAAGGATGGTTCTCTTGTTGAGAGAAACATTAAACCAATTCCAGAATACAGTCCAAGAAATAATATCTGGAAGTACAATACTGGTAAGAACTATTCCACCAAAGATGCTGTTGCATTTGAACACCCTGCGATTTTTCCTGAGTTGCTTGCAAAAGATCATATTCTTACTTGGAGTGAAGAGAATGATTTAGTTCTTGATCCTTTCATGGGTTCTGGAACTACTGCAGTTTGTTGTATAGAAACCAATCGCCAGTATTTGGGTTATGAAGTTGATCCAACTTACCATACTATTTGCCAGAAAAGAATTGAGCAACATGTAACTATTACTGATAAACCCTGTGAAGAAAAAAACCCATTAGAGTCGCAGTTGTATGAAATTAAACGTTGAATTAAAGTTACTCACCTACAAAGTGGACTTATAGTGTAAGACACATCCACTCTATGCCTCGCTCTCGCAAGCAAACCGTAAATGTTTCTGCTGTTGCTATTGAAGTGAAAGTTCCTGAGGTTCTTATCACTCGCCAGCAATATATTGAAGATATTAAGGTTCGCTGGCAGATTCATCAGTATGAAGTCAACAAACTTCGTGAAGATGTGAGCAAGTTCACTCAAACTGTTGCTCCTTATATGAAAAATGCACTGGATTATCTTGATACTCAGTATCAAAAAATCCTTGCCAAATATGCTACTAACTGAAGTGGCACCTGGGACTCATTGAGTCCCCTTTTTTATGTCGAATTAAAGTTACTCACCTCCAAAGTGGACTTATAGTATGAGCAAGCAACCGACGCAAAGTGTTCTCTCTCATCTTAAAGAGAGACACCTAAATGTAGAACTTCATCTACCAATAGTGGATGAAGAGAGTGGAACTGCAACTCTTCTTCTTTATAATGTTTCTGGACAACTTGTAGGGTATCAACAATACAATCCAAGCGGAGATAAGAAAACGGATAATTCTAAAGAAAAGGGTAGATATTATACTTACAAGTCAAAACAACTGAATACCGTTGTTCTTTGGGGTGTAGAAAGTCTTTATCAGTCTAGTGGTGTAGTTTATCTCACTGAGGGAGTATATGATGCTGCGAGACTAACTAATCGTGGACAATCTGCACTCGCAACACTAACAAACAATCCCCCAAAAGATTATAGAAATTATCTCAAACTTCTCAATCGACCGATAGTTGTTGTGTGTGACAACGATTCTGCAGGTAGAAAACTTGCAAAATATGGTGATTATGTAGAAGTTGTGCCGAGTGAGTACAAAGATCTTGGTGAATCTCCGGAAAGTTATGTAACATATCTTATAGAGAAATACTCCTCCAAAACCAAGTGATAGCAACTTGAATCGTCCAAAGTGTCCCAGTAGTATGACAACCAAGCAAATGCAAAACAAGCACCTAGAGCATCCTGAAGATGAGATTCTGACTGGCAATCTGTCAGTTCTAGATTGGTTTTCTGAGGTAGATTCTACCATTAGTGTTAAGATGGACGGTGCTCCAGCATTAGTTTGGGGCACGAATCCTCAGAATGGTAAGTTTTTTGTCTGCACGAAAGCAGCATTTAACAAGCAAAAGATTCGTCTTTGTTACACCACGGATGACATCTTTACTCACTTTGGACATCAACCAAATGTAGCACAGATTCTTCTCTTCTGCCTTGATTTCCTGCCTCGTACTCAACAAGTGCTGCAGGGAGATTTTATTGGTTTCGGAAGCGGTGCAGATACTTTCAAACCTAACACGATTACCTATAAGTTTCCTGCTCCAGTTCGTCAGGATATTATCATCGCACCTCACACAATCTACAGTGGTGCTGATGACATTCGTGAGATGACTGCTGCTCCTTTGATGAACAAACTCATCAGCACCAAGCACGTTCTGTTTGTGCAACCTTCAGTTGAACTGAATCCTTATCGTGAAGATTTGGAGGATGTGTGTAAGTTTGCCAAGCAAATGAGCACGCTGTGTGAGTTTGTGGGTGCTCGCAAGGCATCACAAATCAAAAAAGAGATTAACGCCTGCATCAAGGAGCAAAGAGTCGTTGATGAGGATGAAATTGCAGAAAAATGTGATTGTGACAAGAACCTGCTGCGTTTGTGGAAGTTGGTTGCTTCCATAAAAGCAGATCTGTCCCTGTTTTTTATTCACGAAACTGATGAGATTGAGTGTTTCATTGATGGTGTAGATAGTTTCCACGAAGGTTATGTGATTGCCAACAAGTTTGGCACTTACAAAGTAATCGACAGGGAAACATTCTCTCACGCCAACTTTACCATCTCCAAGAATTGGGGGTGATTAAAGTTACTCACCTCCAAAGTGGACTTATAGTATGAGCACAACTGAAATGACAACCACAACCTTTGCTGATTATGTTGCACAGAAAGATGCACAAAACACAATCTATCTTAACATCGTCAAGTATGGTTTGATGCTGTGCGATGCTCTCAAGCATGATGCACCTGATAACTACTTCTACGAACTGGATAGTTCTGGACGTAAGTATCACAAAATCTGGATGTATATTGGAGAGCGTCGTGATAGCATCCACGCCTTTATTGACAAGAAAACAGGTTCAGTATTGAAACCCGCAAGTGTAAAAACACCTGCCAAGGGTGAGCGTTACAATCTCCTCTCTATTCCTTCTCGTGAGAAGTGTCTTGAGAGTGCAGATTGGAGCGGATCCTACTTGTACGCACGATGAGTATTGTAATGACTGACACTATTAACGAACTGACTGTTACAAAGTCTTTGCGACTGTTGTGTGATGGTTTCAAAAGTGAGTTTGCTACATCCGTGTTTGGAGATGAGCGAACGATTGAACTTATCAGTCAAATTGCAAGTGAGTTTGTGCAATCAAACATTCCTGTGATTGATGATGAAAACCAAATAGAACTTGCTATGATGCTGTTGGAATCACTGGATATTATTGCACGATGACTTACTCTAATCTCTCAAAGATTCGTCCTAAACTTCGTACAACTGGGCGGGTTTCTGGCAATTTTGGCAAGAGCAAAGTGTCGGCAGGTTCTTCACTCAACGACATCGGTGGTGATGGTAACATAGGAGCAACACAAGATGAGTATTTGAATCGTCTTTACTACGCTTTCGATAATACCACAGATACTAAACTTCAACGTTTCATTTACTCCGAAATCCGTAAAATTCACATTCAAAGAGGAACGTGGTGACAAGTAATTAAAGTTACTCACCTTCAAAGTGAACCTATAGTATCAACCACAAAAGACAAATGTTTGTTTCTATTTTTGAGGATGGATCTCTTCAAGATTACATCAATCAAAATGCACAAGATCCTTGGGTTGGTACACCTTTTCAAGGTTATGTGTTTATGTCTCCCAAGCAAAAAGGAGAGTTTGGTGAGCGTTTCGTATCAAAGTTCTTTGAAAGTGTGTTACTTTGTGATGTAAAACGTGCAAAAACTTCTACTGCTGGGCATGATCGTGTCATTGATGGTATTCTAACTGAGATTAAGTTCTCTCTCGCAACCCGCGACAAAAAGGGTGGCACAAAGAAAGATCAATTCATCATCAATCATGTCTCAAAGGATAAGGATTGGGAACGTCTTGTGTTCTTTGGTATCAATCAAGATGAGAAAGATTGTCGTCTGTTTTGGTTTAGTAAAGAGGATTTCCTGAATCATCTTGAGTCTGATGATTGCCTGTTTGCATCACAACAAGGTGGCAAATCTATCGGTAACGACGACTACATTTGCACAAAAGTTGATCGTCTGGTAGAATCTTCTTTTGTGAAGAGCATAACCGAATGGTGAATCTATTTCACGGCGATTGTTTAGACATTCTACCAACACTTACAGATAATTCTGTTGACATGGTGTTGGTAGATCTGCCTTATGGTACAACAGCGTGTAAATGGGATTCTATAATCCCTCTAGACAAATTGTGGGAGCAGTACAATAGAATCTGCAAGGAAGATGGTGCTATGGTATTCACTGCTGCTCAACCATTCACAACTATACTTGCATCGTCAAATCTTGAGAACTTTCGTTATGAATGGATCTGGGAGAAACCTCAGGGAACTAATCCTATGAACGCAAAAGTGATGCCACTAAAGTCACACGAGAACATTTTGGTTTTTTATCGTAAGAAACCAACATACAATCCTCAAATGTGGTATTCAACTCCCTACAGTGGATTCTCATCAGATACTAGCAAGATTGGGGAAGTTTATGGTAGCGCAAAAAGCAAACATCGTGATAATCCTGATGGATCAAGGTATCCTAAGACAGTGTTGCGATTCAAGCAAGAAAAGGGATTGCATCCTACACAAAAACCAGTTGATTTGATGGAGTATCTGATCAAAACATACAGCACCGAAGGTGATACTGTGTTGGACAATACGATGGGATCTGGTACAACTGGTGTTGCATCTGTGAATACTGGTAGAAAGTTTATTGGTATTGAAAGTGATGAACAATACTATCAGATTGCCAAGGATCGCATCAACAATCCTTTGCTATCTGCCCTGAATTAAAGTTACTCACCTCCAAAGTGGATCTATAGTATGAGCACAACCACTGAAACCAAGATGAACACCAACATCGTCTCCGAAATCTACTCCTACCACACGAATTGGAAGGAAGGTAAAGTCAACCAGATGTGGATTGAGCAGTCTGGTGATGAGAACAAAGGTTATTCTTACGTCGCTGTTGCATACAATCCCCGCAATGGTAAGACGATGGAAATGTCTAACCCTCGCACATCTTACCGTGAAACTCTAGAGTGGGTTCGCGGTTGGTGTGGCACTTTCTGCACACTTCCTGCCTGATTCTTTACACTTTACACTCAACAAAAACTGATTATGACTGATAAAGAACAACAAATCCCTAAAGATGGTGAACGTTGCATTAACGTGCGTCGTCAAGATAATGGTTTGTGGGAAGTTCACATCCAAGTTTTCAAGTTCAACAAACTTCGAGGCGATTCTTATTGGAACACTTTGGCGTATAGAACATATCAAAAAAAATCTGATGCTGAACGTTATGCTGCAAGATTTGTGAACTAATGAAAAACTATCGCGTTCGAGTAGAAACCAACGACGGATGTGTGACGATTTGGTATGAGAAATCCAAAGCAAAGACTGCGGACAAACTGATACTTAATCGTGTTTACAATCAACTCTGTGGACTAAACATCAAAGAAATCTCTGTTAATCCTTCTGTTTGAATCATGACTGACAAAGCACAACTTTTCAAGTTTCTGTATGAGAAGTGCCAAGAAGATAACGATATTCTAGCAGACATTCTCGATTCGTATGTGTACTCTTTGAGTGATAGTAAACTAGACGAACTTGAGGACTTTCTTGTAAACAATTTTGGAGACGATTGATGTCTGAGTTTATCACAATCTCTTTCGGTGCTTCTGAAGATGTAGCACGTCTTGGTTGGTGGAATCAAAAAGAACGATTCGACAACCTTGATGAGGCAAAGCAGTGTGGACGTAGGCAACTCTCAAAAACTGGAACTTTCGGTTATGTTGTAATCGAAGAAGGTGAGGATTTCTGGGAAGTTGTTGATGAGTTGGGTGCTCCATCTTCCAAGGTTTCGATAACTGCTAAACGCTTCACCTATTCGGTTCAACCTGCTCAAGAACTTTCAATCGTTTGATTCATTATGAAGTACATCGTTGATCTATACGTTGGTGGCAAAGTCTTCAAGGAAGAAGTACAAGCAACCAACCCAAAAGATGCACGGGAAACTGCATTATCCCGCAATCCTAAGGCAAAAGTTGTTGGTGTCAACGTAAGTTTCAAGTAATTAAAGTTACTCACCTCCAAAGTGGATCTATAGTATGAGCAACACTTTCACCGTCCGATTCTATTCCAACGCACTCGATTCTCCCGAGTATATTGGACCTTTTTACTCTGAAGATGAGGCACAAGACTATTGCGATGCTCGCAACGATTCGCTCTCTTTAAGTGGCATCCCTTCCTGGGTTGCTTGTTACTCTGTTGTTGACTGATTATGAAGTTCATCGGTAACTGCATCAACTCTTTTGATGAGAATGGTGATTGTATCATTCCTTCACTTCCATTCGCAAATGTCACTGAGTTTGCTCAACTTGTGGAAGAAAGTGATAATGTAGAAATCGGTGATTTCATTATTCAATACGACGAAGAAACCGACGTTCATTCATTCTATTTCAAATGAGAATTGCTCTCCTGATTGCTACTCTAGCACTCGCACTTAAGGTAGGTTTAGCAGCAAATGCTACCACCAATGAGTATCAAGAACAGCAGGCAGAAAAGTTCTGCCAAATCAACCCTAACTACTGCAACTGAAATGACTCTTACCAACGAACAACTTTGTGCTCTGACTGAATCTTATGCAGAGATGATAGTAGATGGAATGGATATGGATGATCTTATCACCTTTGCCATCGAATCTCTGGTTGCTGAGTATAACAAATATACTGAAGCAGAACTTCTCTCTGAGATCGAAGAATTGTATGACACTGATGTGCTGAATGATCTCGTAGAGAGTGTAACGCAAGACTGAACCAATTAAAGTTACTCACCTCCAAAGTGGATCTATAGTATGAACAACACTCAAATCGACTTCCAAACTAACATCGCTCCCGCACTGTGTGATTTTATGTGCAACAACTACACTGATCTGAATGATGCTGTAGATTGGGTTTGCTATACTTTCGATCTCGATGCAACTGATGAACTGATTGATCAGATTGCTGATGAGTTTGATGCTTTCTTCGGTAACTGATTCACACAAACTCTTTTCCAACTAACTAACAACCAAAATGACACATTACAACCCCTACGTTCAAAACCTCATCGAGATGGGTTATGATGAGAAAGACTGCCAAACTGTAGCAGTTGCTGGAGTGAAAAAGCAGTTCCCGCTTAACATTCACGGTCGCATCTATGAGACTGAAGCACAATACAAGGAAGCACTTGCTGACTTCATCAACGGACTGTAGAATTAAAGTTACTCACCTTCAAAGTGAGACTATAGTATGACAACCACTAAAACCATGAACTTCTACAAAATCACTAACATCGACTTCGACTTTGATGGCGAAGATCTTACTCAAGACGAGATGGATTCTATCATCACTGAAGCAAAGTCCTGCCTCTGGGATGTACCTAACCTGAGTGACTTTGAAGATGCAATCTATCGCAATCTTGGTTACACTGTAACCTCTCTGCAATACGATGTCATTAACTGATGGCACGGAGACTAACATTTAAGTCACCTTGCAAAGTGAAGACAATTCTCCTAATTTTTGCTGTTGCGTTTGTACTCTCTCCGGGAGTTCGCAACATCACCTCCAACACATTACACACTGTAGCAGACATTATTCAACCCCATGATTGAGACTGATTTTTACATTTTGAACAGCGAACAATATCAAGAGTTTTATACTGAAGCACAGAAGATTGGTGTGAGTATTGATTACTTTCTTGATGAGTTTTGTGAGGTTGAAGGACCAAATGTGTACGTTGATTGACACTTTCACTTTTTTTGAGATTCTGACTGCAGAGGATGCCCTACACTACCTGACAAGTGAAATTGCAGGTTTTTGAGGTTTTTGCTTGAGTGGTGGACTGGGTTCTCAGCGAGTCTCACCCGAGACTGCTGCCCGATACCCGCAGCAGCGATCAAACTCCACAAAGTAACACAAACTCTTCAGAGAATTAAAGTTACTCACCTCCAAAGTGGATCTATAGTATGACAACCAACGAACTTCTCTCCAGCATCAAACTCTCTGAGCAACTTGCTCTGGAGAACTATCAACAACGTAACGGAGTTGTTGACTATCGCCTTCCCGGAGTTTGCAATCACTACTTCGCAAAGTACGATTTGAATGGTACACGAAATGGTGAGATTTGCCTCACTTGTAAAGTTACCAAGACTGTAAAAGGTCAACTCCGCTATACTTTCCAGATTGATGGTAAGCGTATTGCATACAACGAAATCTGGACTAAGTTTAACCTTCTCGGTGCATTTCGTAACTGATTTTTCTCACAAACTCAAATGACTGAAGTAGTAAAACAATCCAAGTTCTTTGTACAACCTCTAGAATGGGGAGAACTTGATTCCGATTGGGCAGAATGTGTAGATTCTCTGGAAGAGGGTAACAAACTCGCACAAGAGTTGTCTACTCAAGAGAATGGAAAAACGATGGTAGTATGGGAACTTGAATGGCAAACAGGTTTGCTTGTTCAACGTTCACAAGTTACTGCCTGATTCTATAACAAACCATGATTGCATTTGTAACTCCCAAAAGCAAAAAAGCACAGAATCGTTTCTGTAACTTAATGAATCGAAATGATGAATGTATTGTTGAGCAACATCGAGGTGATAAAGTGTTTCTCACTTCTACTAACGGTAGGAATCACTTTTGGGTGAATCTTGATCATGACAAAGACTGGAACGTTGAGTTGAATTAAAGTTACTCACCTCCAAAGTGGATCTATAGTATAAGCACAACCACCAACCACTTCTAACTAACACAAATGCGAGTCATCGAAAAGCAAATGAATCAAGCAATCTCTCAAGAGATTGATTGGAAGAAAGACAACACTCAAGTTATCAACATTGAAGGTGTATCTTTTGTCTACCTGTATAACAATCTGATTGCGATGGTAGGTGATACTTGGTTGGAATTGTTTGATGGCGGATATAAGTCTGCCACCACCAAATCCCGACTCAATGCTATTCTCAAAGAGCACGGGAATAGCGAGTCTGTTTATCAGAAAAACTTTGAATGGTTTGTGTCTACCAAGTATGGTGACATTCCCTTCGGCAATGGTATCAAACTCGACTGACTGATTGAATAAAATGACTGAACTTGAACTTCAATGTGTCCATCTTGCCTATCAACTTGCAGAGGAAATCAATGGTGATGTGAGTTGCGTACCTGATGAAGATATGGAGGTTATTCTTAACAAACTGAATCGTAATAACGTTCAAGAAGTTGCACAAGAAATCGCTGATCTTGCACACTGGTTTAACTGATGACTGATACTCAACACCAAATCAGCGTTAAGATTGCTGAAACTCTTGAACAGTTGCAAGACTTGAATCCTGATCTTTATGGATTTCGATATAGTCAACTGTATGCACCTTATGGTAATCTTGAGAACTGGACAGTAAGTACACTGCACCAGATTGAACAAGATTTAATCGACAACGCAAAGTAACAACCCATTAAAGTTACTCACCTCCAAAGTGGATCTATAGTATAAGCACTGAACCAACTATGATTCTCACTCACAAAGTCCTTCAATTCTCTTCTGTTGATGATACCAACCCTTACACTTATGGGTTGTATGATAGTCAAGAAGTTGCCCAATCTGTTGCTGATGACTGGAATGTTATCTATCAAAATGGACAGAATGGTTGGTTTGCTAAAGTAGAACTTGTTTGAGAATACGATGACAAAAACATTCAAAAAGTTCATCTGGATTGACTCTAACTCAAACCAAACAAAGGTTATCCTAGCACGTTCAGAATACTCAGCAAGGAAACAAAACTTCGGCAATCTTGCTGGTTATCGTTACTCTCACTCTCTTCCTCTTAACTGACAATGACTTACAAAGAACTTCTCACTCAACTTCAACAACTCACTGAAGATCAACTGAATCAAGATGTTTGTATCTTCGACAGTTATGGTGATGAGTATTATCAGGAAAGTGTGGAGATAGTATATTCCACTCAAGAATGTGATACTCTTGATTTAGATCACCCTATCATTCGTTTCTGATGTTCACGATTCGCTATTTCACTCCTTATCAACAAGTCTGGAGAACGCAATCATTCTCTACACTTGAAGAAGCAAATCGTATGATTGACTTCTATCGTTCTTGTGGATCTCCTGCTGAATTGATTAAATGAACAACGAACAAAAGGATACAATGATTGCCAACATTCTTCAACAAGTGCAATCTCAAATCTGTTATCTTGTTGAGCAAAATCTAATTGAAGAATCCCTAGCACTGTATAAGGAATGGGAAGAACATTTCGATAATGACATCACTGAAATTGAGATTATTACTGTCATTGATCTAACTGCAATCAACTGAATCATGATTACTCCTACCACGTTTAATCTTCCATTCATTATCAACATAGAGAAGGAACTTTCTCCAGAAGGTAAGTTCACAATCTACTTTTATAGTCGAAAGATTATACACAAGAACAAGGTAAGGTATAAGTTTGAACCTCTAAGATTTCGTGGAGAGTTAGCACGATTCAAGTCAAAAAAGGATGCTAAACAATATGCTCGATACCGATTAGCGATTGATTGAGTAACATAAGAGGAAGGGAGTTTGCCTCACATTAGTAAAGAAAGTGACTTCCGTAGAGTATAGATAATTGATAAAAAATGGGTGGTTGGATGTATAGGAGAGGGAGTGGTTGCCCTCTCTTTTTTATGCTTTTATGGTAAAATAACGATAAAAAACATTAAAAATCAATTAAAAATGTATTAAAAAATCATATTGTCTTTTCAACATGCCTGTGGAAAAGTATAATAAATGTGTGGAAAAACCTGTTAATTCTGTGGAAAAGTAGGTGTCTTATGTGTCTATAAGGGTGTTCTAATCCTTCTGATACCTTATAAATGTGCTGGGTGCTTGTGATCTTAGCCAGCATACACTAAGAACCCCAAGTTTGTCAACCCCAGCGTCACAAAATCCCCACAATCCCCGCATAAAAATCCACCCAGTCCTCATAAATACTCCCAGCCCCTTGACACAAACCCCATAGCATCTTACAATAGTCTCATAACACCTACGGAGCAGACTTATGGCAGTTGCGTATCATCAGGCACAGAAGCAGCGTTATAGAATCACTCTGGATATTACGGCATTTCCTGACTTCGATCCGCATCAAATTGACTGGGAGAAGTTGTTCAAGTTGGAACCTGCAGAGAAGTGTGATGCTTACGTTGAGGACTTAAATGCACCTGATAGGTGGTAAAAATACCCCATAAGTTGTATAAATAAACTCATAAGAGACTGATACTTAAGGACAGAATCTTCAGCACAATTCTATACCAAGAGAGCACAACAGGCGGTTCACCCGATGAGATAAGTCTTTCGTACTGGATAACTAGAATTCCCTGCTACTTTCCGTCAGAGAGCATCACAATCTTATGAGTTGGTTTCGTATATTATAAGGCGAACAGGGTTTATCACTAGGATTCCCGATGTGCCGAGTGTCTATGAACTAAGGTATGAACAGTAAGAATAAAGAATGAACCCGAAAAAGCAGTGGACTTTTCGGGGGTTTTTTGGCGTCTGGGTATAATTAAGGTACGGGAAATTAAAGTTACTCACCTCCAAAGTGGATCTATAGTATGAGGGGCAGACAAAACGCCCCCGACACTAACACTCTCAAGACGACACTAAATGTCTCAAACCGCACTCAACTTCGCTATCGAGAATGCCTTCCAAGTTCTCGCCGCACAGAGTATGGATCTGTTCGATGCTTGGTATGAGTTTATGTACGACATTCGTACTGAAGGTGAGTATGAAATCGAAGAGCGGTTTAATGCAACCAACCTGGATCTGATGCTTGCTTGTGCACTGCCTCCGGCACAAGTTTGAGTTCTTCATTCACACTAACTAACCACAAATGACTGTTACTTACCAACGCAACATCCTCTCCACTGAGTATAATGGGTGGGAGAATCATGCCACCTGGAATGTGGCACTCTGGATTAACAATAATGAGTATTTGTATCACCTCGCTCTAGAAGTTGGCAACTATGTTGACTTTGTAGACGTGCTAAAAGACTGCGGTACTTATAGCACTCCTGACGGTGTTCGTTATGATGACTCCGCTGTAAATGTCGTCCAACTGAATAGCGAAGTTTTCGACATCTGATTCACACTTAACACTCACACAGTTACTGATGACAATGCTTAAGAATCGTGACCAACTTGTTCACACCTACATCAACAAATACATCGACGGACTGACACTTACTGAGAAGGAAGAACTGTTATACACACTGATGGAATCTGATTTGGAGGACATCAGCGACAAGCAGTTAATCCATGAGATTTCTTTCATCTACCCTGAACTCATAGTCTGACACTTAAGCACACATAGTTACTAACACTCTCATGCGTTACATTCCTCAGTCCAAGTATTCCTTCGATGACATCTGTAAGCAATGCTATGATGCCATCAATCGCCCTAAAAGTGTGACAGTCAAACCCATCACAGTTTCTTATGATGAGGTGCGTAAGTTCTATCACTACAGCAATCCTCTCCTAGTCGCACAGTAAGTATCACATACTCCTGTCGCATGAGTATAAACTAGGCACTCACAGTTCATTACACTTTTCTTTTTCATTATGTCCAAGACTGTTGCAATCTCTCTGCTCAAGCGTGCTCACAATGGCAACGATCTTCTGCAGATTCTTGATAGTCTCCAGGAGGATAATCAGCGTGACATTGCTTATGCTGAACCGACTGCAGATGTGGTAGAGTTCTGATAGTCTACTGTGCGTGCTCTGGTTGACACTGGGGCACGCATATGTTAGACTTTATGCGTAGTCTTATTCGGCAGTGTTTTATGCCGGTTTGTTATAGCGCCGGGTGGCGTTGCGGTTGCCCCCCCTTATAAAAAACGCAAACTACCCTAACCTACAGAGGTGACAAATCGACCTCTAAATATCACTCAATTAAAAAAATTTCCCAGGAAAAAAATGGCACAAAAAGGAAAAGCAAACTGTCATGGATGGGGAATATTCGGAGGTAAGCACAAGAAAAAGAAGAGTTGTGCAACGGGCATTTTTAGAACTCCTGCACAAAAGAGAGCATCCTCAAAAAGAAAAAAACGATGAAAAAATCCACACCCTATTGGAATTTCTGGAGAGTGGTACTCGCAGGATGGATAATCAGATATCCAAAGACAATGGGAAGAATTGCATTTACCACCCTTGGAATGTTGATTGTTCTGATATATAATGCGTTGATGAAATAATTTTTCGTCAAAAAAATTTCTCAGAAAAAATTTTTAAAAAATATGGAAAAAATATATCACATTTACGCAAAGGACAAGTGCATATATCACAGTATACCTGAGAGCAAGTTCTCAGAAACCTGGGATATGCTTCACAAAATGATTGATTTACTTGAAGTAGATGTTAAAAAAAGTGATTTACAATATGAGGAATTGGTAATCAATAAAGAGGTTGTTTTAAATTCTTCTCATTGACATAGGCATATATATACTGTAAAATTTGAACTGAGGTTTATTTTTTCTTATGGCAAAAGGATTCACTGTTAAAGCCAAAGCACCTACAACATCTACGAATGTAAGTACTGAGGATTGGGATTATGATTCTATTAAAGAGAGGATGAGGGGCAAGAGTATTGTCTTTTGCCTTCCTGGAAGAGGTTGTTCATATATTTTCTTAAAGAACTTTGTTCAACTTTGTTTTGATATGGTTCAAAATGGAATGAGTATTCAGATTTCACAAGATTACTCATCAATGGTTAATTTTGCACGGTGTAAGTGTTTAGGTGCAAATGTTCTTCGTGGACCTAAGCAAGTTCCTTGGGATGGGAAACTGCAATATGATTATCAACTTTGGATTGACTCGGATATTGTCTTTGATTCTAGCAAATTCTGGCAACTCTGTGATCTTGCACTTTCAAAAGATGGAGAAGAGAAAGAAGTTGTTGCTGGATGGTATTGTACTGAAGATGGTCGCACAACTTCAGTCGCACACTGGTTGGAAGAAGAAGATTTCCGACAGAATGGTGGAGTTATGAATCATGAGACTCTCGAAACCATTTCAAAGCGTCGCAAGCCTTTTACTGTAGATTATACTGGATTTGGTTGGGTATTGATTAAGAATGGAGTCTTTGAAAACCTCGAATATCCTTGGTTTGCTCCTAAGATGCAACAATTTGAATCTGGACAGGTTCAAGATATGTGTGGAGAGGATGTTTCATTCTGTCTTGATGCAAAAGAGGCAGGATTTGAAATTTGGTGCGATCCTCGTATTAGAGTTGGACATGAAAAAACTCGCATTATCTGATGAATAAATTTAATATCCTTTACAAAGGACGTAAAATTTATAAGGATCTTGATCATGAAGAATGCTTAGAGATCCTTCAAACGTTTTCAGAGCGTTTTTACTCTGGAGAAGACATTGATCCTAATTTAATTGAACTGGAGGAAATTTAAAATGGCTAAAGGTGGAAGTAATAAGACTCTTTTTGAACCCGGAGCACCTAAGAAAACTCGTCAGGGACGTTCTGCTCGTACATTACTTAGTGCAACCTCTCGTAATGGACGCAAGAAGAAGTATCGGGGACAAGGTAAATAATATAGATAAAGCAGAGAACAATCTCTGCTTTTTTTTATTATCTAATATGGCATATTTAAATCACAATCTTCCAACGATTACTTGTTATATCCGCAATGAATTTCTTTATAATCATAAAAAAGGTCATGGTGAAGTAACTTTATGTGATGTACATTCTGTAGCATCCTTAGAGAAGCATGTACCACTTTTTGAGGCATTTTTAGAGAACGGAGTCAATTGGACTCGAAGACCAATTCATGCATTTTGTTGGAAACCAGATGCACCAGTTCCCAAATTAGAAGAATGTATGTGGTGGGATTGTTTTTCTCCTTATATTGATGCTCAAGTGCGTTCAAGATTAGCAGGATTACGTGCTGAATTAATTAATTATAGAGGAGAAAAGAATGAAGGAACCTACCTATTCACTCTTGATTGGTCGTGGGAGTCGAAATCAACATTAAATACTAACTTTAGTGAGACTCCAGAACACAAATGTGCTCACTTTTTTAAAATGGATAATGGAAATTTCTATGCATATCCAAATAATAAGATATTATGGTATGATGATGCATGGATAAAGAATAGAATTACCAAAAATCCAGGATATGAAATTGATTTAACCGAATATTCAGTCGAAAATCGTCGTAAAATCGAAACTTCAGATGATTTTATGTACGAAATTACAGAAATTCGGGATAGCAACCCCGTAAAAAGTTCTGATTTAATAAATCAGGAGGCAAAAAATGACTAAAAAAGTCGATAAAAATCAAGAATTTATGACAAATGAATGGGGAACCAAATATTTGGCAAGTGAATATGGTTGGGACAATGAAATTTTTCAAATTTCATCGAAAAAAATTCTTTGTGAAGTTGAAAATGATGATGTAGTTATTAAGAAACACAACTTTAAACATCAAAATGACATTCATTCAAAAATTAGAAATGATAATGACTATGATGATTGGGATTATGGCACTGAACCCATTATTGGATGAATAAATAATATGAGAATTTAGTATAATTAATGCCAATAGAGCGAGTTAGTAAACAGTTTAAGGATATTAGCTTGTCTTTACAGGTTAATCCTTTAAATTATGACATAATTGATATTAAAAATGAATCTGCGATTGA